GCGGGATAAGTGCTGGTAGATAGCCATCCTGTATCAAGGCTGTATTCATCAAAAGTCTAGCCACTCTACCGTTACCATCAGCTCATGTCAAGGATGGGACAAAAAAAAATTAACTTTTTTTCATTTTGTCCGGAATGCCCATTTCATAAGACATTCCAGACATACTTAATTATCCTAAACCAAATTCATCAAAGTTTTCAAACATAATCTCTAGATTATCAATCTTCTTTTCAGTATGATAATGACCACAATACCATTTTTTGTATGATAGCCTGTCTTCAATTTTATCAAGCCAATTTTCTGTTGATTTATCTACTTTACTCTGATCAACACCAGACATAAATACTTCAACTGGCTCATATTTAAGCGGTGTGGTATGACTAAGCACCACATCTACATCCCATGCTTCACGTTCCAGCTGTTCTTCAACATACTTTTTGATTTCATCTGATGGCTGCTCATCTTCCCACCAGCCATAACCATATGCCAAACGATACGCTTTATCAATACTGTATGCTCCGCCCATTACAATTGTTTTTAGTCCATTAAGGTTATAAACTTCTCCGTCCTTAGCAAACAATATGCTCGGAAATTCTTCCTCATAATAAACCATTCCACCATTCCACACCTGTTCTTTATATGATTCAATAGTGAATGGTCTCTGTTCATGATTACCATGAATGGCGAATATAGTAAGCGGCAATTCTTCAAGCTGACGTTTCTTTAATCGATCATATTGTGGACCACTGAAATTTATTCCCGCATCTCCAAGTATAATCATTATATCGTCATTTTTTGTATTAAACCTTTGGCAAAAGTTCTCAACTCGCTCAAAACTCCCATGTGTATCTCCAGTAATATAAATCATTCATTCACAACCTTCCCGATGCTCATTAAACAAGCGTTCTTATTATATCACATATTTTTTATAAATTGGATAAAACCTTATCGTACATATCTTGATTTTTCCATATTACCTGAACAGTATTTTCATCAATTACTATTGCTTTTTCAATCAGACTTGCCATAATTTCTTTATCATACTTATCCAGATTTACATATTTTTTTATATCCCAGATGTCACTCTCTTCAGCTATCGCTACTCGTTTATCTAATAATTCCCTCTCCAAATCAGAAAGTTCCTTATTTATTTCTGATATACGCATATCAGCTAAGCCTTTTGCATCCAAAAAATCACTTCTGGAAATACTGCCCTGCTTGTAATGTTCATAATCAGATACTTTTTTCGTTTCAAGTCTTTTCAATTCAGCTCTCAACCTTTTTATCAGGCTCTCTGTATTTCTTTTCGGCTCAGACTCTTTTGCTTTCTTCTTAAGCAAATCTTCTGCCGTGAGCATAATTTTAGCCTGATTTCTTACAAGTTTTACAAGGACATTCTGAACAAGTTCTTTTTCTATCCTTACCTTTGAACAAGGACTATTACTCTTTGTCCTTCCTGTACTGCAATACATATACTTGTACTCTGCCTTTCCAGGTCTTAATCTAAGCCCACAATACGGACAGATAATAACGGAATAGTTTTTACTTGATGAACTCTTATCTTTCTTTGATTGACGTTTGCCCTGCATATTTGCATTTGCAGCCTCAAATTCATCATACGAAACAATACCTTCGTGTGTATTTTCCACAACTATCCATTCAGACTTATCAACCTCAATTTGATGCTTTGAATCAAAAGACTCATATACTTTCTTATGAGCCACCATATTACCCGCATATCGCTCATCACGAATAATTTTTGCAATCATAGTATTAGTCCATCCAACTTTATTTCCATTAGGAACCCAATCTCTTGAACACCCCTTCTTCTTTTTATATAGTGCCGGTGTAAGAATCTGCTCATCATTAAGTATTCTTGCAATTTCTCCTCTTTTGGTTCCAGCAATGACCATATCAAAAATTCTTCTAACAACCTGAGCGGCCTCATCATCAATTACCAACTTATGAATATCCTCCGGATCTTTCTTATATCCATAAATCCCATACGGACTTAGAAATTCTCCTCTTTTCATTCTTGAAGTTACCGCAGCCTTAACCTTTTGTGACAAATCCCGGCTATATAGATTATATACAAGATTTTTAAAAGCAACATCAATGCCACCTGTCTGCCCAACAAAAGAGTTACTATCATATCCGTCATTTATTGATATAACTCTTATACCCAGGAACGGAAATAATTGTTCCAGCAAATTTCCAACTTCAACATAATTTCTACCCAGTCGTGAGAAGTCTTTTACAATAATGCACTGCACAGATCCTTGCTTGCATGCCGTAATAAGATTTTGAAAACCTTCTCTTTCAAAGTTTCTGCCTGTAAATCCATCATCCAGATACTCCTTAATTAAATAATCCGAAAACTCTTTGTTATCACGAATGTACCTCATAATCATATCTCTCTGATTGGTAATACTATTACTTTCATTTTTTTCTGATGATTTCACATCAGTATCCTCAAGGGATAATCTAATATACATCGCTACTGTCTTTACCATGTTATCCCTCCAGTTTTCTCAGAATTTCATCACAACATGAAAATGTTATTTCTATACTTTTATCATCATTGATTGTAACTAACTCAATAAAGCTTTCAACCATTTTTCTATCCAGTTTCTTTGCTTTTTTGCACTTTTTCAGATAATCTGCTGCTCTTAATTTTCCTGCTGAATCAGAAGTCTTCTTCATATTATCTGACAGAAGTTTTTCTTCTCTCTCCAACTGCTTCTTGTCATTCAGAAACTTAGTTTTCATCAACAGATAATCGTTTTCATCAATCAAGCTGTCCGAAACATCTTTGTATAAATCCGCAATCTTTGAATTAGTCTGGCGAATCGCTCTTTCTATCTGTACCATTCTCTTTTTAATATCCTGAGTATTTTTGTCAGCAATCTCAAGCGAGAGTGAACTTTCATCTATATTGTTGAAAATACATTTTTTAATACTTTCTAATACTTTGCTTTCGACAGATGATTTATTTATTCGATTTTTATTAGTACAAACTGCTTCTCTTAATTCCTTATATCCACTGCAATAATAGCTTCTGCTAATACTGTTGCCTCTTACGTTTTGAGCTAAATTCATGCTCTTTCCACAGCAACCACATTTTATGCGACCTTTCAGAAGATTCTCTTCTTTGTATTCTCTGCTCTTACTGTTTTTTCTTCGGACTGCCTGCTCTGTCTTTTTCTTTTCCAAAATATCCTGAACTTCAAAAAACAGATTTCGCTCGATAATAGCCTCGTGTGTTCCTTCAACTACTATCCAGTCATCTTTATTCGTATAATGCATAACAATGTTATTGCAAAGCTCCTGTTTTACTTTTCCCTGAACCATATCACCTATATAAGCACGATTAGTCAATATTGTGTTAATGGTTGTTCTACCCCATTTAGAATTCTTGTATCTATCCGATTTTGTTATCCCAATGGAATATCTGTATTTTCTCGGACAATCATAATCTGATTCATTCATAATTCTTGCAATGCGGTCTAATCCATATCCTCCAGCATATAATTCAAATATTTTTTTCACTGCCGGTGCCGTCTTTTCATCAATTACAAACTTATTTTTGTTTTCAGCTGACTTCAAATAACCATATGGTGCTACCAGTCCAATATATTCTCCGTTTTTCTGTTTGGTACGAAAAGCAGTTATTATTTTCCTCGATATATCTTTGGCATAGACATCATTTACCAGATTTTTAAATGAAGCCACCATATTTTCTACGCCGCCACCTTCATTCGTATCAAAATTATCCGTGACCGCTATAAATCTTACATTAAGAAATGGAAATACATTCTCTATCAAATTTCCTGTTTCAATATAGTTTCTTCCAAGTCTTGACAAATCTTTCACTACTATGCAGTTTACTTTTCCAGTCTTTACATCGTTCATCAGCCTTGTAAATTCCGGTCTTTCAAAATTGGTTCCTGAAAAACCATTGTCCGCATATATATCAACCAGTACCATATCGGTTTTCTCACCAACAAAACTTTTCAGAAGATATATCTGATTATCCAAAGTATCCTCATCCAAATCTTCTGTAGATAATCTTGCATACACTGCCGTCTTATACGCACCTTCTTTTGCAGAAATAATGCTCATGGCATTTTCTGCAATTCTGCTCTTTCTTGCCATTATGACACCTCCTGCATTTCATTCTTATTATCTTGTATATACCTAATTTGGTTCAATATTTCCTTATAATTATCTGCGTATCTGAAAACAATCTCAATTCTCTTATCTTCATATATCTTGATATAATCAATAAGTTCTACCACAACGTTTCTTTCCAGCTTTTCAATTCCTTTATTTGCAAGAAAAGACTCAATCCATTCATGATGCTTTCCGTTTCTGGATGCCAATGTCTCTATTTCAATTTTAATCTGTGCTATAGAATCAAGTGCAGCTCTGCGACGTTTTTCAAATTCCTGCTTCATCGAAATATATTCTTCTTTTGAAATCAACTCGTCTTTCAAATCTTCATAAACAAATACTTTCAATTTTTCGTACTTCTGAGCATCCTCTTCTAACTGAACAATTCTCATATTCAATCTCTTAACATTTACTTCCTGATATGGAAGTTTATCAATAAATTCAAGAAAATGCTGAATGTTTTCAAGTTCATCAATATAACTGTTCAGGTATGTCACTACAGCTTTCTCTAATTCATCCTCTCGGATTCTATGACTACTGCATACTCCTTCTTTTTTATTAGCAGAACACATATAGTAAACATATTTCTTTCCTGAAACCGTAGATACTTTACGACTCATCTGTCTTCCACAATCTCCACAGACAGCTATTCCGGAAAACAAATAAACGGACTTCTTATCTGGAGCCACCCTAGTATCCTTTTTCAGTATTTCCTGCACCATATCAAATTGCTCTTTTGTGATGATTGCTTCAAATGCATTGGGAATCACAACCCAATCCTCTTCATCTTTAATTACAGTTTTCTTAACCTTGTAATTAGGTGTAGTAACCTTCCCCTGAATTAGCGTACCAGTATAACTTTCATTTGTTAGAATTCTGGTTATTGCAACAGCACTCCATATTGCTTGTTTTTTTGTCTGCAAATTTGCACTGTATTTTATACCACAGCTTTTTTTATACTCTGCCGGAGAAAGCACACCCATATCATTCAGTTTGTCCGCTATTCTCTGCTGACTCATACCTGATATTTTCCACTGATATATATCCCTTACAACACCTGCGGCATATTCATCAATAACTATCTTATTATGATCATGTTCATCCTTGGCATAACCATATATGGTAAACGAGCCGATGAACTCACCTTTTCTTCTTTTGACATCTAAATGACTGTGTATTTTTATGAAAATATCCCTACAATACGCATCATTAATTAGGTTTTTGAACGGGATTACTATTTCATCTGTTTGAGATTTTCCTGTCAAACTATCATAATTGTCATTTATTGCAATAAATCGAACGCCCAGCATTGGAAATATTTTTTCAATATATCTGCCCGACTCAATATAATTTCTTCCAAAACGAGATAGATCCTTTACTACCACGCAGTCAACCTTGCCTTGCTTAATATCCTCCAACATTAACTGAAATGCCGGACGCTCAAAGTTTACTCCGCTGTATCCATCGTCTACACGTTCTGAAACAATTACAATATCCTGTTTATCCTTGAGGAAATCTTTGATAAGTTCTTTTTGATTAGATATGCTGTTACTCTCTGCTTTTGAAGCATCAGAAACATCACCATCTTCTTTAGATAATCTAACGTAGATGGCTGCTTTATAGATTTTAATATTACTCATAATGTGCAAGCCTCCTTAATTTTATTAGTTAGATTACCTAGTAAAATTTGTGGTTTGCACTAATTTAGTCCTAATGGTATATTAACACAAACTCACAAAAGATTCCATATGATTCTTAAGAAAATCCAAGAATCATCTGTTCAAACTGCTCGTTAAAACTCTTTCCCCCTGATGAAAATGCCACTTTTACCACCACACCATCAACTTTAAAACAATAAGGATTCTTTATCTGCTCGATAAAAGATGCAATTCTTTCATCAACCGAAAGCTTATCGTTTATGCGTATATCCTGTAAATCAACAAGTGTATCCCTATCAACATTAGTAACATCAACATCTCTTAACTTTATTAATTCCTCTGCCGTCATCCAATCCCTCCAATCTACAAAATAATAATTGCCACCCATACAGGTGGCTATGTAAAGCCGGGGCAGATGCTCCGGCACTATTCTTTATTCGTTATACTTTCCTACCATTCCAAGCTGTATCT